GGACTCCCCTCGTCTAACAGGGGAGTCAGTGAATTCAGGAACGCCGATGGAACCTTGACGGTCGGCATCGACTGGTTTTCCGCTTCGGTGGACATGTTCGCCGTCCTCAACGAGCTGGCTTTCCGCGACGGCGACTCCTTCGAGGAGGTCCGCAACTGGATCGACTACAGCGCCGATAACGCTCGGGTGGTCGCCCTACAGATGTTCTGCTGGTTCTTCGCTGGGCTGGGCCTTGAGCTGGATGAGGTAGCAGGGGGAGGGCGCTTCTACCTGTGGCGCGTCAAGATCATCAATGCCGAGAAAAAATTCGTCGGCATGATCGAGCTGGGCGGTGATCACTGCCGCCGTGCCGATGGCACGTATACCGCCCGGATTGAGCTAACCGGCGATGGTTGCAAGGCGGTAGCCGCTGCGCGCTGCGGCCATGCGCAGCGGTGGCTGGAGCTTCGAGCAAAGCTCGAAAGCTGCGGCGGACGCCTAACCCGAATTGACGCCTGTGCCGATGACCTTCTCGGGCAGTACCCATTGCGCCTGGCACAGAAGTGGTACGACGAAGGCGAATTTGACAACCGTGGTCAGCGCCCGAAGGCGCAGCTGGTGGACGACTACGACAGCGGCGACGGTAAGACGTTCTATGTCGGCGGCAAGAAATCCGAACGTCAGCTACGCGTCTATGAGAAGGGCCGCGAGCTGGGGGACAAGGGTTCACCGTGGGTGCGCTACGAAGCGCAGTTCCGCGCTTCAAACCGTAAGGAGCTGCCGCTCGACCTGCTCCGCGATCCCGCCGCATATCTGCTTGGCGCATATCCCGTTCTGCGGTTCTTGCGCTGCATTTCCTCGCGCATTGACGTCACCAAGGCAGCAGCCGTAGCCACGTTCAAGAGCGCATGCCGCCATTTCAAGCGGCAATACGGTGGCTTCGTCAACTTCGTTATCCGCACATGCCCCGATGAAGAGGTGGCTTTGGCGGTCTTCAAATCCTGCACTTCGCCAAAGCTGCCGAAGTGGGCAACAGGAGACGTAGCAGCGCACTGGGCCACAAGCGTGGCCGTACAACCAACCTGAAAGGGGTAACTACACATGAGCGTCAAGGTCACTGTCCTGAAGAACGAAATCGACGAACGCGGCGGCAGCTTCAAGAACGATGCCGGTGAGAACGTCGAGTACACCACCCGCAAGCAGAAAGCCAAGCTGGAAACCGGCGGCTTTGCATACCCGTTCGATGTGCGCCTTGACAAGGGCCAGCCGGGCTACCCCGAGGGTGAGTACGAGCTCGATATCGAATCGATGCTCCAGGTCAACAAGGGAGTTGCATCGCTGAGCAAGTTCACCGTGCTGCGCCCGGTTCCGAAGGCTGCTGCGCGTCCCGCAGCGCAGGCCTAACCCATGCCAGACCCGGTCTACATCCAGTCGTGTGCGGTCCAGAACATCGGGGCTGATGGCGTCTGCGCTGTGCCGGTCTGGATCGAAAACCCTCAGCCAGTCCTGCCACCGCTCACGCTGGCTGAGGGTACGCAAGTCGCATTCGCTATCGCGGCCTGCTGGGCACTGGGCGTCGTTTTCAGACAGTTCGCCCGTGTGTCCCGTGAGCGGTTCTAACCAACCTCAGAGAGTACAACCATGAAGATGAACAAGATCGCCAGCAACGTCGTTTCCGTCGCCCGTTCGACCGCTGGCAAGGTTGCCACCGGCGCAACCGCACTGGTCGCCACCGGTTCGGCCTTCGCCAGCGGCGGCCCGGCCGAGGCCATCACTGCCGAAATCACCAACGGCAAGTCCAGCGTCAGCGGCATTCTGGTCGTGCTGGCCGGTGTGCTGGGCCTGTTCCTGCTGTGGTCGATGATCAAGCGCGCCAAGTAAGCGGATCCGGGTGTCATGCCCGTCCTGGTAGCGGTGATGGAGGTCCTCGCGACGGCTGCTTCGGTCATCGCGGGGATTCTCTCGGTTCTCGCAGCGGTGAAGGGGCTGTTTCTGCTGTGGGGGAACATCAAACAGGCCAAGTAGGGGCGCACGTCGCCCCTACTTTTTTGGGGGTCTTATGGGCTATTTCGTGATCGTTGCAGTACTGGGGGCGCTATGGCTTGCCTTCGACTCTTGATCCTGCTGGCGGGGCTGTGTCTGTGTTTCTTCCTCCCGTCTGAGGCTAAGGCGGAGGCGGGTCCGTGCAACTCGAACTCCGTACCCGATGGGGCGATCTCTCTCAGCTGCGATGAGGGAATCGCATACAGCATTTGTATGGCGGCAGAGGATGAGGCCGCGTCCAGGCTTCGCAGTAGGCATCCTGATCAAGCGTCCAATGTGCAGAAGTACGGCTGCGGGCTTTATGCACCCAACGTGTTCAAGTGCTATGTCCGTATTCCCGGCATTGACGAAGACGATTGCCGCATTGATTCCAAGCTCTACAGCTACTATCCGCGCGACAACACCTGTAAAAACCGCGTTGACGGTCAGGCCGGCATGGTCAACGGAACGTTGTTTACCGGCGGTGTCTGTGACAAGGGCTGCAAGGTTGATCCCAACCTTGACCCTGGCTCGGACTTCTCGCTGCGCGAGAACGGCAACCCCAATGCGATCAGCATTCGCGGCGGTACGTGGCGTGCCAACGGGGCCGTTTGCTATGCCGACGCTCCGCCTAAGCCCGAGAAGAAGGACGAATACTGCCATCAGACCTCGGGCGGCCAGACGGTATGCAAGTCCAAGGATCGCACCTGCATTTCAACGGCTTCTGGCTTCCGCACCTGCGCTAGCGACACACAGAACACCACAGGTCACACGGCCACGAACAACCCTCGCACTGAGGGCATTTCCATCAGCGCACCCAACACCACGCCTAACGCACCGACCAATCGCCCCGGCGAAGACTGGAAGCCCGGTGGCGGTAGCACCAACATCACCAACAACAACACCGGCACCACCACGAACACGCAGAACTACTACAACCAAGGCACGCCGAACGGAAATCAGCCGACACCGGGCGATGGTTCGGGGCCGGGGCAGGGGGGTAGCAACGGCAATGGCAACGTTCCCGGCGAGGGCGGCAGCGAGGGTAACGGCAATAGTGCCGGTGGCGGCGGGGACTGCAAGACACCGCCAACGACCAGTGGTGATCCTATCCTTGGCATGATCGCCGCCCAGACCTGGGCAACGCGGTGCGCGACCGAGAAGGGCAACTCCGGCACCGTGACCGGCGACGTGGGCAACTGCGATTCGCCGTTCAGCGTGACCGGCGACAGTTTGCAGGCCAACCAACTGCGCGCCCAGCGTGCACAGTTGTGCAGCGGAAAGCCGGGGTCCGGCGAAGGCAACAATGGTGATCCGCATGAGGGCGCCGAAGACGTTGACGGCCCCGGCAAGTGGTCATGGAAGTTCGATGAGAGCCTGATCGACAAGAGCGGTTTTGGCGGCGGCTCCTGCCCGCAGTTCGGCACCGTGGACTTTGGCCGATTCGGCGCGGTGTCTCTCGATAGCGTCACATGGTGGTGTCCGCTGGTTGCGGCGATGCGCGCCGTGATGCTGCTGCTGGGCGCGTTCATTTCGTTCCGCATTGTCTTCGGAGATGGATCATGAGCATGGTTTGGGAGTGGATCACGCGCGGTGTGAACCTTGTTTGGACGGTTCTTTTCGGTGGCATTGGCCGGATCGTGACCAAGGGCCTTTCCGTCGCTGGCATCACGCTGGTTTCCATGAATCAGGTGCTTCCGCAGTTGAAATCCTTCATCAGCGACTATGTCGGCGGCCTGCCTGATTGGGCGCACAACTTCTTGGGCGCGGTAGGCTTCGATCAGTTCATGACGATGGTGCTTTCGGCGCTGTCGGTACGCTTCATGTTCAAGATCATCCCGATGCCAACCTCTGCCGCTCAACAGCTGGGAGTGACCAAGGAATGATCTACTGGTATACGGGCCAGCCTGGACACGGCAAGACGTTGCATGCGATCGATCATGCGATCGACTTCCGCAATGAGGGGCGTTTGGTGTACGTGTGCAACGTGCGTGGCTTCAAGCATGACGAAGCGCGCATGCTGCCGATGACGCCGGAACAGTTTTGTGACTGGCCGAACTTCCTCCCTGACGGCGCGGTGTGCGTGGTCGATGAGGCGTATGAACATGGAATGCTGCCGAAGCGGCGTCCGGGCTCGGCGGTGCCGCATCACGTTGAGCAGCTGGCGAAGCATCGACATCGCGGGCTCGACTTCATTTTTGTCAGCCAGTCGCCTGACCGGCAGTGCGACGATTTCGTGCAGGACCTCATCGAGCGCCACGTGCACGTGCGCCGTCGTTTCGGTCTTCCGTTCGCGCATCTGCGAACCTTCGACCGCTACGAAAAAAACCCGGAGAAGGGGCATCCCCTGATCCTGAAGCGGGTCAAGCTGCCCAAGCGCCCCATGGGGTTGTATGAGTCCACCGTGATGGACACCAGCGAGAAGGCCATCCCCTGGTATTACCCGGCAGCTGCGGCGCTGCTGCTCGCGGTGATCGGTGGCGCATGGTGGTCTGTGAATCGCGTGCATGCCCAGCTATCGGGGGAGCTTGAAACGGGGCAACCCAAGGTAGAGGCGCCGCAAGCGGCGGAGAACGGAGCGGGAGCGACGGTCGCAGCCGCGCCGCAAGCCGACAAGCCTCCTGCCATCACCCGAAGTAGCGACTACGTGGCATGGGTGACGCCGCGAATTCAGGGCCAGCCGTGGACCGCTCCCGCGTACGACAGCCTTTCGATTCCGACCAACCAGCCACCCCGGGTGTACTGCATGGCATCCGGTGATGGGCTCGACGCCAACGGCGAGCATCAGATCGGACGTTGTAGCTGCAAGACGGAGCAGGGCACCACTTACGTGATGGATCAGGAACAGTGCCGCATGGTCGCCGTCAACGGGCAGTACGAGCCGTTCCTCGACACGAATCAGGCTGAGGCGCGCCGCATGAATGACTACCAGCAGTCCGCGCACTTTCAGGAGGAGTCCCGCCGCATACGCAGCGAGGCCGCAGGCGTCGCGCTACAGCACGTCGAGCGCAGCATGGGCAGCTTCCCTGAGTCGCCGCCCCACGCAACGACCAGTTACATGACCACGGCGCCGGGGCCGAACAAGCTATGACCAGTAGCGCTCGCGAGGTGTTGAAGTGGCTGGCCGTCGTTCTCATGACTTGCGACCACGTCGCCAAGATCATCTATGGCGGCTATGTGCCAGGTCTCAGCGAGGCGGGTAGGGTGGCGTTTCCCCTGTTCGCGCTGGTGATGGCCTACAACCTCGCCCAGCCCGGCGCCGACCCGGTCAAGTCGGTGCGCAGGCTCGGCATGTGGGGATTGATCGCGCAGCCTGTGCACGCCTTCGCGTTCGGCTACTGGTTGCCGTTGAACATCCTGCTCACGTTTGCCTTGTGTGCCGCTGCCATCTATGCAGCCGGCCAACGCAAGTTGGTTGTCCTGGCATTCGCCGCGGCGGTGCTTCCGGCATTCGTGGACTACCAGTGGTCGGGGGTAGGGTTCGTGTTGCTGGCGTGGCTGGCCTTCCATCGGCAGCAGTATTGGCTGCTGGTCCCGGCGTTTGCCGCGATCTGCTGGTTCAATGGCAACCTGTGGGCGCTGGCGTCGATTCCGGTGGCGTTGAGCCTGTCTCGGGTGGCGTGGCCGGTACTGCGTGGCCGGTGGGCCTTCTACGGCTACTACGTGGGCCATCTGGCCTGCCTTGGGCTGGTGGCGCTTATACTGCCGCCGTGAGCACCAGCCATTTCCTTGGTGCTCAAGCATCAGGGGGATGCCATGTTCACAAGGATTGCAGCCGGATTGCTGCTGTGTGCACTCGCCGCGCCTGCGGCCGCCCAGCAGATTTACAAGTGCGTCACCAAGACCGGGACCGAATACCAGTCAACGCCGTGCGCCAACGGTGAGGCCGCCAAGACGTGGGCCGTGGAGGTTGCGCCTCGATCTGAGGGCGTCATTGAGAATGAGCGTCGCTTGGACGCCATTCGACAGCAGAATTCAGCGTCAATCGCGCCTCGACCTGCACCGACGCAGCCTGTCTATCGGAACGGCGGTGGCGGCGCACGCCTCCACAGCATTTCCCAGTACAAGGACCCGGACGCATGCGAAGCGGCCAAGGCTGAGCGAGAGCGGGTTTTCCGCATGTACGGCTCCAACCGGCCTTACATGGTTGGCCGTCGCATGGATGACATGGTGTGGTCGGCCTGCAAGTAGCCCTTGGCCGTCATTGCCGGGGTGTAGGGGCAGCGCCCCTACGGAAGCGCCTCACACGCGCTGGCGAGG